CGACCCGACCAAGTACCAGTCGAGCGAATACGCGGCCATGCTGATCGACGAGCTGACCAAAAACCCGATGAGCACCTTCAACGTGCTGCGCGGGTCGCTGCGCTGGCCGGGGATTCAGGATGTGCGCTTTGCGGCGGCCAGCAACCCGGACGGCAGGTATCACCGCTGGGTGCGGCAACTGTGGATCGAGCGCGATTTCCCGGAGGAAATGAGGACGCTGGCGGACGAATTTATCTTTGTCCCGGCCCTGCCGTATGACAACCCGGCGCTGTCGGATAACTATTGGCACATGCTCAAAACGCTGCCGTCGGCGCTGCGCCGGGCCTGGCTCGAAGGCGACTGGTTCGTGGCGAATGAGGGGCTGGTCTACCCGGAGTTTGGGGCGGACAACCTGGCGGACTACGCGCCCGATCCTGATCTCCCGGTCGAACTGGCCTTCGATGACGGCTACGTCGATCCGCGCGCCATTCTGTTCATCCAGCGCACGGCGACGCGGATTTACGTGTTCGACGAGATTTACCAGTCACGGCGGCTGGGCGAGCAGAGCGTGCAGGCGGTGATCGACCGCCTGGCGCAGTGGTTTGGCGAGGTCGAGGGCCAGCCCGCGAAGCTGCCGGAGATCGCCATCGGGTCGCCGGAAGCGGTCGAGCTGCACAAACATTTCCGGCGGGCCGACATTGTGTCCCGCGCCGTCCCGCACAAGGTGGTCGAAGGGATCAAGGTGGTGCGGCAATTGATCCGCGACGGCAACGGCTACTGCACGCTCCAGGTGTCGCCGCGCTGCCGGAACTTCATCGACGAACTGACCAGCGGCTACCAGTACCCGCCGGAAGGCAGCCGGGGCGACGACGAAAAACCGCTGGATGGCAATGACCATGCCTGTCTCATAGCAGGCACACTAATTGACACAGCGCGCGGGGTTGTGCCGATAGAAGAGGTCAAAATAGGCGATAGGGTGTTAACCAGAGATGGCTATAAACCTGTCACGGCAGCGGGATTGACTAATTCCGCCGCTGATGTTTTGACCGTACATTTTTCAAATGGCGCAGAACTAACCGGAACTCCGGAGCATTTAGTTTTTGTGCACGGCAAAGGATATATTGAAATGCGCGCTTTGCGATATGGTGATACAATCAATATATCACCTAACCTGAATTCAGGAGCAAAGCCGTGCGCGATCAAGGTAAGTCCGATGTTATCGTTTATAAGGGAATTAAGTTCCGGCGCTATCCCAACGCCAGGCAATGGTCGGATCGGATGTACTATAGACCCAACGCCTCCGTTATTCGCAAGGGGACAGGGTATCTCCATCAAGAAATATGGAAAGACGCCTTCGGCCCCATACCAGAGGGACATGAAATCCATCACAAGGACAGTAATCCCCTTAATAACACGCTGGGGAATCTGGAGTGTTTACGGGCGGTTGAGCACGATACGCTTCACGCCGCTGCGCTTACTGATGAACGCCGCGAGCAGTTGCGCCAAAATCTCGACAAGGCACGAATCGCAGCGTCCGCATGGCATCGTTCCGAGGAAGGGCGTGAGTGGCATCGCGCGTTGGGCAAATACACTTGGGAAGTTCGGCAGTCCCAGGAACGGATTTGCGAACACTGCGGCCAACCGTATGTCACCACGGCGCGTCACGGACATGAGCGATTTTGCTCCAACAAATGCAAGTCAGCAGCCCGTCTTGCCAGCGGCGTTGACAACGAGACTCGTGTCTGCGCGGGCTGCGGTCAGACTTTCACCTGCAATAAATACTACAAAAATCGCTTCTGTTCCCGTGCGTGTGGTGCGAAGCACCGCCGTTAACCAGTCGCACGCCGTCTATAACTTAACCATTCGCGCCGCCGTTGGTGAATATTATGCCAACGGCGTTTTGGTGCACAACTGTGACGCATTTCGTTATTGGGCCTGGGTCCGGGGCCGCCAATGATTAAGAAGGTATGGATGGCAGTCTGGTTTGGGATCGGCTGGCTGGCGGGCCATATCTATGCCGTCTACGGCCTGGCCAAAGCGGCATTGCTGACCGGATTTGAGGCGGGGGTGAAATGAACCTATTCCAACAAATTGAAGCCCGCGCAAAGAATGACACCAGCGCCCTGGCGCGTCTGCATCCCGAAGTGTTGGACCGGGTGCACCTGGTCTCATTGACCGACAGCGAGCAGGGCGCCGGGATGGCGGGCGGGTTCAGCCGCGCCGCGACGGATTACGCCAGCCACGTCTGGGTGCATAAGGCCGTCAGCGTGATCGCCAATGCCCTCGCTCCGCTGGCCGTCCGGGTGGTGGACCGCGACGGCCAACCGTTGGAGCGCCACCCGGTCACACTGGCCCTGGCGCGCGTCAACGACAGCATGTCGTCGGCGGACCTGTGGCGGCAGTGGGCGACCGACATGCTCCTGGGCGGCGAGAGCGGCCTGGAGCTGGTCAAGAATGCGGCGGGCGGGCTGGTCGAAGTGTGGCCGCGCCAGCCCACGCAGTTCACGGTACAGGTGGACGCGGCGCGCAAGCGATATTTTGGCGTGGCGGGCTACACGATCAAGTTCGACGCGCTGGATCGCGGCTTCGAGCTGCCGCCGGACGAGTTCGCGCATTTCAAATTCTACCACCCCGGCAACCCCTGGCGCGGACTCGCGCCGATTGAAGCGGTCCGGATGGGGATCGTGATCGACCAGTTGGCGCAAGCCTGGAGCCGCCTCTTTTTCCGCAACAGCGCGCGGCCTGACTTCGCGGTCATCGCCCCGCAGGGGATCACCAAGAGCGAGCGGGATGACCTGGAAGCGCAGATCATGGCCCGGTTCGGCGGGACGGCCAACGCCCACAAGCCAATCCTGTTAGAGGACGGCATCACCGACATCAAGGTGCTGAGCTTCCCGCCCAAGGATATGGAGTGGCTCCAGCAGCGCGAGCTGTCGCGCGGGGAAGTGGGCGCGATCTTCGGCGTGCCAGATGAGATCATGGGCTTTGGCCGGGATACCTATGAGAACTTCGGCACGGCGCGGTCGGTGCTGTGGACGCTGACCCTGGTGCCGATGATCGGCTACCGGGACACGACGCTGACTGAAGTTTTGCAGCGCGGCAGGGCGCTGCGACCGGACGAACGGATCGCCACCGATACCAGCCTGGTCTCCGAGTTGCAGGAAGACCTGACGGCCAAATTCGGCCAGGCCAAGCTGCTGTACGAGATCGGCGTGCCGGTCAACCTGATCAACGACCGGCTGGGCCTGGGCTTCGAGGACGTGCCGAGCGGCGACCTGCCCTTCACCGGGCGGGGGGCGGCTGCCGGACCCTTCGGCGTGGCCCCGCCGCGCGCGCTGCGCCCGGTGATCCAGAAGACCGCCATCCTGGAATACAACAGCGCCGAGCACCAGGCGCGCATGAAAGAGGTAGACGACCGGCAAGAGCCGCACGTCGTCAAGATGCAGCGCAAGGTCAAGCGCGAGTTACAGCGCCAGCAAAATGAAGCCCTGCGCAAGCTGCGCAATTTACGCAGCGCGGGACGGGAGACGGTCAAGCAGACGGCGGGCGAGGTGTTCGACTTCGACGCCGAAGTGGACCGCTGGACCGAGGAGTTCCGCCAGAACGTGGTCGATATGCTGGACGACGCGGCGCAGGCCGAATATGCCCGGCTGGACAACGGCCACCTGGCCCCGTTCGACATCCAACGCCCCAGCGTGCAGCAGGCGATCAACGACGTGCTGCACGAGATGGCGACCAAAGTCAACAACACGACCTTCAATGACCTGGTCGATTTGTTCCAGGAAGCGGAGCGGGCCGGGGAAAGCATCCCGGAGATGGCCGAACGGCTGAGCGCGTATTTTGGCGGGCGCAAGTCGGACTATGAGACCGAACGTATTGCCCGCACGACGATGGTGGGCGCGGACAACCGCGGCGCGCTGGAAGCCTACGAGCAGACGGGCGTCGTCCACCAGGTGGCCTGGCTGGCGGCGCTGGATACGCGGGTGCGCGATACCCATGCCGACGCGCACGGCCAGATCCGGCTGCTGGGCGAACAATTCGAGGTGGGCGGCGAAAAGCTGGACCACCCCGGCGATCCGTCCGGGTCGCCCGAAAACATTATCAACTGCCGCTGCGCCTTGCAGCCGATTGAGAGGTAGCTATGCCGATCATTCACAAACAATCTGCGGTCGAAATCCTGAAGACCTTCGACGACGGCAGTGAGGAAATTGTCATCTCTTCGTCGGTCGAGGACCGCGACGGCGACGTGATCGAAGTGGACGGCTGGGAACTGGAGAACTACCTGGCCAACCCGGTCGTGCTGTTCGCGCACGATTATCGCGGGGTGCCGGTGGGGCGTTCGCTCGACCTGCGCCGGGAGCCGAGCGCCCTGGTAGCACGCTTCAAATGGCGCGACCCGGCCAACGACTTCGACCCGGTGCTGCCGATCAAGGCCGCCTGGGATCAAGGCATCCTGCGCGCGGCCAGCGTGGGCTTTAAGCCGCTGGAAGTCGAGCCGCTGGACGGCAGCGACGCGCCGCCGGATATGGACTGGTTCTGGGGACCGAAGCGCTATAAGCGCCAGGAATTACTCGAATGGTCGGTGGTGCCGGTCCCGGCCAATCAGGACGCGCTGCGCCGCGCGTTTGAGGCGTATCTCAAGAGTTTAGGCGGGGAGCTGCACATGCCCCCCGTTCAAACACCGCTTTCGCTGCCCAACGACCCTGCGCGTGACGAACTCCGGGCTGTGGCGAAGCTGGCTCAGTCTCTTATCGACCTGCTTCACGTGCTCTATGGAGGACCATCATGAGCGCTGAAATCGACAAGCTCCTGCAACAAATGGCGGAGCTGCAAGGCGTGGTCATCGACCACCAGAAGAGTGGCGACAACGCCACCATCGACTATGCCCGCCTGGCGGGGGAACTGCAAAAGCTGAACGAAGCTCAGCAGCCCGTGCGGCGCGGCGAAGAGATTCCGGCGCCGGGCGCAGCCCCGGTGCGCAGCGGCAAGTACGCGGGGGTCGATCCCCTCAATCTGTACCTGGCCAAGAAAGTGCTGGAAGCCCAGCAGCGCCAGAGCGACGGCGTGGGGCCGTCCAAAGACCTGACCGAGGCCGTCGCGAAAGCGATGACCAGCACCGGAACGGCCACGGGCGATGAACTCGTGCCAACCGATATGGCGGCGGGCCTGTGGGACGACATCTACGCGGCGACGCGCGTGGCGTCCCTGCTCACCCCGCAACTGATGACCAGCGATCCGATGGACATCAGCCTGTCGCTGGGCGATGCGACGTTCCGCAAGGGCACGCAGAACACGGCGACGACCGTCAGCGACCTGGCGACGGCCAAGAGCACACTGACCACCACCGAAGAGGTGGCGGAGGTCAACTGGTCGTACGCGCTGGACGAAGACGCGGTGGTGGCGATGATGCCCGCCATTCGTGACTCGCTGGCGCGCAACGGGGCGGAGTACGTGGACCGCTTCGTGCTGAACGCCGACGCGACCAACGCGGGGACGGGCAACATCAACCTGGACGACGCCGATCCCGCCGACGACAGCTACTACCTGTCCGACGGCCAGGACGGCATCCGGCACCAATGGATCGTCGATAACACCGGCCAGCAAGTGGCGGGCGGTGGCGCGGCCATCTCGGACGCCATGCTGCGCTCGGCCTTCAAACTCCTGGGGAAATATTACCAGGACGCGCAGAGCGACGTGGTGATCGTCCCGGACTACACCACCTATCTCAAGGGCATGTTGGCGCTGACCAACGTGGTCACGGTGGACAAGATGGGCGCGCAGGCGACCGTCTTGACCGGCCAGTTGGGGTCGTACATGGGCGTTCCGATTGTGCCCTCCAGCTTCCACCCGCTGGGCGAAGCGGACGGCAAAGTCTCGACCACGCCGGGCAACAACACGCTGGGGTCGGTGTCGGTTTTCAACCGCCGCATGTGGCGGCTGGGCTACCGCCGGGGCGTGACCATCGAAGTGGACCGCCTGATCCAGAAGCGGCAGTACATCATGGTCTGCTCGTTCCGGATCGCCGTCGGCACGCGCGGCACGCGCGCCACCAACTCGCACACCAGCGGGATTCTCAACATCCTGCTGACGTAAGCGGGACCTGAACCCAAAAAGAGGGCAGGGGGGACGCGTCCCCCCTGCTTTAGAACCGGGAGGTTCGTATGACCATCAATGTCTTTAACCTGCCTCATCCGCTGGTGTGTTTCCAGTTCACGATTGCCAACATCAGCGCCGGGACGGCCCCGGTGGACGGCATCCTGGCGGGCGGCAACGGCTGCAACGGGCCGATTGTGCCGACCGGCTATAAGTTTGTGCCGTTCCACATCGACGTGGAAAGCAACGACGCGCGCACGGCGGGATCGTCGATCATCAAAGTCACCAGTGGCGGCACCGAACTGGCGGGCGGGCCGGAGGCGACCCTGGCCGGGGCGCCCGCGACGCTGCGCGCCAGCGGCACGGTGACCGGGGCGCCGACCAGTGTCGCCGCCGCCGCGGAAGTCGGCGTATCGGCCAGCGGCGACGGCAGTTTCGCGCCGACGACCGCCGACGCCGACGTGATCCTGTACGGTTACTTCCTGCCCGCTTAACGCGGGCGAGTAGAAAGGAACGGCCATGAAAGCCGTCAAGCTGCTCGTGAAAGCGCACTACCGGAGCCGGGACGTGATCCTGGCGGCGGGGTCTCAGATTGAAGTCCCGCAAGACGAGGCGGAGTTTTTGCTGCGCGACGCGCCCGGCTGTTTCGAGGTGGTCGGGGCCGCGCCGCCGGTCGAAGAGGAAAAAGCCCCGGACGAACCGCCGGTGGACAAGATGGTCCGCCGCGAGGGATCGAGCCGGAAGTGATCCTGAAGGTCTCGGCGCTTTCGCGCCCGCAGGCGGTGGCCGGATCAATGGCAGGCCACCTGCGCGAGTCGGGGGCGGTGAGCGTACAGGCGATTGGGGCCGGAGCGGTCAACCAGGCCGTCAAGGCGATGGCCCTGGCCCGGCAATACCTGGCCAAAGACGGGCTGGACCTGGCGGCCCAGCCCGCATTAACAGAAGTGGACGTGGACGGCTACGTGCGCACGGCGGTGCGCTTTGAGGTAACAGTATGGCCATCACCAACGGCTACTGCACGCTGAACGAACTGAAGCACGCCCTGGAACTGGCGGCGCTGACCTATACGGCCAGCACGATTGGCTTCACGGCCAGCCCGTTGACGATCACCGACACCGCCAGCGGCCTGAAGCGCTTCACGACGGGCATGGTGATCCGGGTGAGCGGCAGCGTCAGCAATAACCGCGACTTCACCGTGACGGCAGGGGGGGTCGATACGCCGCTGACGGTCACGCCCGCGCCCGTGGTGGGAGCGGCAGGACCGGCGGTGACGCTCACCGACGTGAGCGACCTGGACGACGATGGGCGGCTGGAACAGATCGTGACGGCGGTCTCGCGGGCGATTGACAGCGCGGCGGACCGGCGTTTCTTCACCACCACCAACGACGAGACGCGCACCTTCAGCGCCGAGAACGGCGTGCTGTGCTGGACCGGCGACCTGATCTCGGTGACGACGCTCAAGGCCGACCAAGACGGCGACCGGACCTACGAACAAACCTGGGCCACGACCGATTACGATCTGCTGCCCAGCAACGCGGCACTGGATGGCGAACCGTACCGGCGCATCGCCGTCGCGCCGAATGGGTCCAAGACCTTCCCGGTGCACGTCAAGGGCGTGCAGATCGCGGGCAAGTTCGGCTATGCCAGCAGCGCCCCGGAGGCGGTGCGCGAGGCGTGTATTCTGTGGAGCCTGCGCGTGTTCGAGCGCCGTCACGCCATTTTCGGCGTCAAGGGCGGCAGTGTCGGCGGCGAGGTGTATTTGAAGCTGCCCACCGACCCGGACGTGGACCGGCTGCTGCGCGCCTATCGGAAAGTGAGCCTCTGATGCCGCCCTTTAACTTTCGCGTCGAAGGGCTGGAGCACCTGCTCAAGAAGCTGGACTCGAAGCTGCTGAATAAGCCGCTGGATCGGTTCTTCAAGCGGGCGGCGATCCGGCTGGAAGCGGCAGGCAAGGGCCGCGCGCCGGTGGATAGGGGGCGGTTGCGGAACAGCCTGACGCACGAGATCGACCGCAGCACGCCGCCGCTGTGGGCCAAAGTCGGCACGAATGTCAACCGGGGCGGTTTTCCCTACCCGCTGGCGCTGGACGAGGGCGGGATCACCCGCGTGTATCACTACCGGGGCGGCGGGGCGATGGGCCTGGCCGGGGAGCCGACGCAGGGCTGGTTTCGCGAGCAGTCCGTCCAGGACGCCAAGCCGGACATCGTGAGCTACGTGGGCGACGTGGGCGCGGACATCAAGCGCGAATGGGACAGTCATACATGACCACCCTGAGGGACACGCTAGTGCAATTAATGACGGTGATCGAGGCCGTCCAGGGCATCCGCAAAGCGCCGGTGGATCCGCCGGAGACGATGGCCGTCTTTCCGTTCGCCGTCGGCTATGTCGAGACCGGGGTGTGGAAGATCGGGCCTCCGGAGATTATGACCGGGCTGCACAATGTGGCGATTGAGGTTCACGTCAGCCGCGAGCAAGACCTGGCGCACGCCGTCAAGGACGTGATGCGCTTTTCGGACAGCGTGCCCAACGCGATCCTGTTGGCGCTCAAAAATGGGACGCTGACCACGCTCCAGACCTTTGGGGACATCACCTACACCTTCGGCCCGCTGGGCTGGGGGGGCATCGCGACGGTGGGCTTTAAGTTCGTGATCAACCAGGTCAAGACCCAGTCGGTGATTAGTTAGGAGTCGAGCATGTTGATCTATGTCGGGGATGGCGCGTGGCTGCCGGGGATTCCGGCGCGGGATTTGACGGAGGCCGAAGTGGAAGAGGCTGGGGGCGCGGCTTTTTTACTCGCCAGCCGTCTCTACGTCCAGGCGGGCCAAGCACCGGTAGGCGACGAAGTGCCAGACGAGTGGACGCCGGACGTGCATCCGGAAGAGTGGACGCCGGATGCCCAGTAACGGCCACCTGCCACCCGTGCCCACGCGCGCGGAGTTGGAAGCGGCGGGCATTCGCATTGTGGTGGGCGTGCCGCTGGAGCGGACCGTGCCGGACGTAGCGTTTCTGGCGCTGTGGAAAGTGGCGCAGCGCGGCTGGCCGCTGTTCGAGATCGGCTATGGCCGGGTGGATGTCAACCGCAACAAGATGGCGCGCAAGCTGCTGGATTCGGACTACACGCACCTGATGATGCTCGACCTGGACCAGATCCACGCGCCGGACATCGTCGAGCGCCAGGCGCGCTGGGTGTTGGACGACCCGCAGCGGCAGGTGATTTCCGGGCTGCACTTTCGGCGGGGCGAACCGTTCGATCCGCTGATGTTCCTGTATGGACCGGACGGCCAGGCGCGCTCGATGTTGGAATGGCCGCAGGGCTTGATCGAAGTGCACGCCGTCGGACATGGCAGCCTGCTGGTGCAGCGCTCGGTGTTCGAGCAGCTCGCGCCGCCGTGGTGGGGCTATGACTATGGCCAGGCGGCTGAAGGGGTGTATCCGACCGAGGATATGTATTTTTGCTGGCTGTGCCGGGAAGCGGGGATCGCGCTGTGGTGTGACACGACGACCAGCAGCCCGCACTTGATCAACAACGTCGTGACGGAAGAGGTCTTCCGGTCGTGGATTAAAGCCCACCCGGACAAGATCCTCATAGAGAAAGAGGCATAAAAATGCCCGGAGTTCGAGCGTTAAGAAAAATCCAGTTGGGTCGCGAAGTTACGTCGGGCACGAGTGTGGTCGCGACCGCGATCTGGCGCGGGATGGGCGTGCTGGACGACCAGCGCGAGACGGTCTTCCCGCCCGAAGACGTGGGCCTGTTGAGCGGGGTGGACCGCTCGTACAGCCCGAAGCTGCTGGCGGCGCTGACGATGGAGGCCGTCCCGGCCACCTTCGAGCAGCTCCTCCACATCCTGGAGGCGGGGGTCAAGACGGCCACGCCCGCCACCGACACGGGCGGATCGGGGAAAATCTATACCTACGATTTCCCGACGACCGCGCAGAACACGATCAAGACCTACACCCTGGAAGGCGGCGACAACCAGCAAGAGGAAGAGGCTGAATACTGCTTCGTCGAGAAATTCACCCTGGCGGGCAAGGGCGGCGAAGCGGTGACGATGGCCGCCGACTGGAAAGGCCGCCAGGTCGTGCCGTCCACCTTCACCAACTCGCTGGTCGTGCCGACGGTCGAGGAAATCCTGTTCAGCAAAGGCAAGCTGTATAGCGACGCGGTGTCGGGCACGGCAGGCACCACGCAGATCAGCAATACGCTGCTGGACATGAGCCTGGAAATCAACACCGGGTGGGTGCCGGTCTTCACGGCGGAAGGCGCGCTGTACTTCTCGTTTGCCAAGTCGGTCGCGCCGGAGATCGTGCTGGCGCTGACGTATGAGCATGACGCCAATGCCGTCGCCGCGAAAGCGGACTGGCGCGCGCAGACGCCCCGGCTGCTGCAACTGACGTTCCAGGGCAGTGCCCTGACCACGGCGGGCAGCGCCTACACCTATAAGACGCTCAAACTGCTGCTGGCGGGGAAGTGGGAGAAGTTCGACGCGCTGGGCGAGCAGGACGGCAACGACGTGGTCAAGGGCACCTTCCGGGCGCGCTACGATGCCACCGCCGCCAAGTATTGTACGATCACGGTCGTCAATGAACTGGCGAGCGTGCCGTAATGAGCGACGTGATCCAGGACCCTATCATTGCGGATGAGCTGCCGCCGATCCCGGTGCCGCCCCACGACGTGCCCGGCGCGCCGGTCGAGCCGGAGAAGGACACCGTGATCCGGCTCCATTTCCATTTCGACATGAACCGGCTGACCGCATTGATCCAGTCAGGCGAGCTGATGGCAGGGGAAACGCTGCTGCTGCTGGGCGAGTTTTCGGAGCGGGATCTGGCGGACGCCTTCACGCTGCTGGCGAAGTTCCTGTATGAGGACGATCACTACGTCCCGTTCGCGGAGGCCCACCGGCAAGTAAAGCGCCACCTGCCGCTCAATCAGACCGCGCCGCTGATTAGAGAATTAGGAACAAAGCTCGCCGGGCAAGCCGTCCCCCCAGAGAACGGCAGGGGTTGAGCCTGGCGCTGAAACACGGCGCGCCGACGGCTCCTGCCTGGTATGTGAATCTCGAAATGGCGAAAGACTGGGGGCGGCCCCCCTGGGAGATCGTGGGCGGGCTGGCCATCGTGTGGATGTTTCGCTACCGGATCGCCTACCGCCTGGAAGCGGAAGCAGCGCAATACAAGAGCAAGCGGGGATGAATGGCTGAGAAGCTCGAAATTCTGATCACGGCCAAAGACGAAGCCAGCAAGGTCTTCGACCACCTGGGTGGCGTGCTGTCCAGCGGCCTGAAGGTCGGGCTGGGCGTGGCCGCGGCGGGCTTTGGGTTGCTGGCGACGGGGATCGGCATCTCGATCAACGAGGCGATGGACGCGGAAGTCAATATCGCCAAGCTGAACGCCGTCATCAAGTCCACCGGCGGCGTGGCCGGGGTGTCGTCGAAGGAGGCGATCAAGCTGGCCGACAGCCTGAGCACGGTCACGCGTTTCAGCGACGACATGATCCTCAAGTCCGAGACGATGCTCTTGACGTTTACGAACATCGGCGAGGACGTGTTCCTGCGCGCGACGGAAGCGACGCTGGATATGGCCGAGATGTTCGGCGGGGACGCCAGCCAGGCGGCGATCCAGTTGGGCAAGGCGCTGAACGATCCGATTGAGGGGGTGTCGGCGCTGACACGGATCGGGATCACTTTCACCGACCAACAAAAAGAACAGATCGCCGCTATGATGGAGGCCGGCGACGTAGCCGGGGCGCAGGCGGTCATCCTGGCCGAACTCGAAAAAGAGATGGGCGGCGTGGCGCGGGCGGCGGGTGATACGCTGAGCGGCCAGTTGACCATTTTGAAAAACGAACTGCTGAACGAAGCCGAAGCGATTGGCACGCAGCTCCTGCCCTATTTGAAAGATGCGGCCACGTGGATGCGCGTCCACCTGCCCGCCGCGATTGACACGCTGAAAACCGCGTTTCAGAATGACGGCTTGGAAGGGGTCGGCCAGGTCATCCTGGACAATATCAGCCGGGGCATTACCGAAGTCACGCCCTGGGTGAATGAGAAGCTGGTCCAGCCGGTGATCCTGGCGATCAAGACCGCCGATTGGAATCAGATGATCGTCGTCGGTGAGAAGATTCTGGCGAGCATCGGCGGGGGGATCGTGGACCTGCTCGGCTGGGTGAATGAGCACATCGTCGCGCCGCTAGTGCGGGAAATCAAGACCGCCGACTGGAACCAGATGCAGGTCGTCGGCGAAAAGCTGCTGGCGAGCATCGGCGGGGGGATCGTCGATCTGGCGACGTGGGCGTATGAACACGTCGTCGCGCCGGTTATTTTGGAGATTAAGATCGCCGACTGGAACCAGATGGGGGTTGTTGGCGAAAAGCTACTGGCCAGCATTGCGGGCGGGATCGCCAACCTGCCCTTATGGGCGCATGAGCACTTGACCAAGCCGCTGGCGGACAGTATCTTCGGGGCCGTCGATACCCCGGACGTGTGGGGCAGCATGGGGGAAACAGCGGGCAAGCTGCTGAAGGCGATGGCTGAAGCGTGGATTGATATTGGAACGTGGGCCTATGATAATCTGATCAAGCCCCTGGTGGAGGGAATATTTGGCGGCACCGATAAACCGGAGGCTAAGGATGAAGTTCACAAGTCCAGCAAGAGTATTCTCGATACCCTCGCCGAGGGGTTTATCGACATGGCGGGCTGGGTGCTCAATACGGTCATTCTCCCCTTTGCGGACGGTCTATTGACCGGGCTGCTGGGAGCCGATTACCAGGACAAGCTGTTGATGTTCGGCGGCCAAACGCTGATGGGGATTGCGACTGCCTGGATCGCCTTGAAGGACTGGCTCAAAACCAACCTGCTCGATCCCATTACGACCTGGATCATCACGGTCGTTCCGGCAGTGGTGGAGGCGGCGAAAGACCTCGGTAGGGGCATCGTAGACGGCATCCGCAACGGGATTAACGAGTTGTGGGAAGCGCTGAAAAGCGGGTTCATGCTCCAGATCCAAGGCCTGATCGACGGCGCGAGCGATCTGCTGGACATCTTCTCGCCGTCGAAAGTGTTTGAGGACATCGGCCAGAATGTGGTTAAGGGTATGG